ACATAGATGCCTTTGTAAAGAGAGCTTGGTGTGCCTTTGAAGGTAAACCAGCCTTAGAAGTTATATAGCTCTCCACAGCCTGAGCAAGCTGTAAAACTGCTCCTATTGTCCTGCTACCCTTTCCATATCTGCTACAAACTCAGGGTCTCTCCTACGCAGAAGCTCTAAAGTTCCTTCCTCTCGTAATGCCTCTAGTCGCCTTCTAGATCGTTCAGGCGTTGCCAGTATTGTTCGCTTTGCTTGTTCTGTGTATTCAGGCACTCTCGGGGAACCAGCACTACCAGCAGCAGCAGCCAGAGGTGGACGTACTGTTGACATAGACTGTAAAGCCCTATTAGCTGCTTGTTGTGCCCCTGTCTGTCCTACTAAAGCTCTCTGTACAGGTTCTAAAGATAGTACCTTAGCAGCGCCTATACCTGTAGCTATTGTCCTAGCAGTAGTATCCATCCAACCCGGGTCGCCTATTAGCTCCTTAGCTACTTGTCCTAAGACACCAGAAGCAAACAACTGTTCAAAGGTGGACGGAGATGCGTTAGGCATAGCTCCTCTAAACCATTTTTGATAGTTCTCGACAGCTTCCAAGTGTTGATCTAAAGCCCTAGATTGTTCTTTATACTCCAGTAATGCCTTTGAACGCTTCATGGCACTTTCTGCTGTGTCTTTTACTGCTGTAGTATTCCTAGAGTAGTTTCTTTTTATAGCTGCTATAGTGTCAGTGTATTGCTTATTTAACTCTCTCTTTGCCTGTCGGAAGTAAGCCTTTTCAGTCTGTATTTTTTTACTAAGAGCCTCTACCATCTCTTCAGTAGAAGCGTCTGCGGTAGCTCTAATAGCACTGTCTCTCTGGCTATTAAGAGCTAATTGAGACTGAGCTTCGGACTGGAAGGGAGCTTTTCCGCGAGTAGAAAAAAACCGACCTGCTTCTTTGTTAGCAGCTACCCAGTCCTCAGCCGTGTACACACCGGGAGAAGCCCCCTTTGTCGCCCTAAACACAGCAGCTTCTGCTGTTTTAAAAGTAGCCCACCTAAAACGATCATCAAGAAAGCTCTTCTTAGCAGCTTCGGGTAGCTGGCTCGTGATTATATCATCTATATACTTCTGAACTTCATTGATAGCAGACGATACGATATTCTTATTGTCTGTCATGCTGTTTAGTACTACGCCTATATCGCTACGCAGCCCTACTAAAGCCTCTCCGTTTATTCTACCGCCGGTAACGCCAGAAAGCACCTCATCCATATACTCCCTAACTATTCTAGGGTTAGGGGAGCTTTGAAGCATCATCCTAATGTTGATGTCTTTGTCTAACATCTCGTCTACATTGGAGAGGATTCTATCCTTATTAATAGTAAAGATATGGTTTTTAGCTGCCCTAAACCCTGAAGACTGCCACTCCTTTGTTAGCGTATCTATTGCTTCTTGCGGGGTTCCTCTAGTAAGTGCAGCTACGAAAGAATCATCAGCAGCAGAAGGTAAAGAAGCCCCTAAAGTTAAGTTCCTAAAAGCTGCTTCGGATTGGTTTGTAGCAGAGTCTATCTCTCTTAAAGCAGCGTGGTTTAAAGAAGACCCTCTAAGTTTGGAAGCCTCCTCTAAATAGCGAACTCTCTCGCTCAAAAGATCAGAGGCTTCGCTAGTTGCTCCTTTCTGCCCTGCCCTTAAATGGGCTAAGTCAACGTCTGCCTGTTCTTTAAGAGTAGCGAGCAATTCCTTCTTAGATTTATCACTGCTGTATTTGAAGTTTTTTAGGTGGTTAGCGGCTGCGTTTCTAAAAGATACCGCTTGCTCTTCTAGTTTTGAGAAGTTTGTAGCAATCCTAGAGGAAATCCTACGAACTTGTCCTTCAATTAAGGAGTGTCCTAAATAAGACTTACCCACTAAAGACTTATACAAAGGGGCTAACTTACTCTCTGTTAAAGCGATAGGGATAAAATCGCTCCCTCTACCTAGTGGTTGAAAGTTACGAAGCCTAGTTACCTCATTAGCAGCTAATCCTGTACCTTTTAATACTAAAGGAAAAGCAGCTCCCAAAAGAGCGCCTGATGTTGCTCCTTGTCCTCTAGTGCCGGGGTCTGATAGTCCTGCTCCATAGGCAGAACCTAGTCCTGCATTGACAGCCACAGAAGGAAATATAGTAGGGGTCTTTGATACAACATTAAATACAGACTGAGGGAGTCCTGAGTAAAGCTGCTGATTACGCAGCATAGCCTCACCTGCTGCCTGAGCAGCCCCGGGAGCGCGTACCCCCGGAAAAGCTAAGGAGTCTAAAGTGTTTGCCACGTTTGCTGAGGTAGTGGCTGCTTGTCGTCCAGACCTTAGAGCAGCCCACCCGTTTATTAGCTTGCCTCCTAAAATGTTAACAGGACTCGCAAAAGCCCCTGCTACCCCGAATGTTAGTGTTTCTACGGGGTTCTCTGCTTGCCATTTTATTTTTTCTTGATCTAACATCTCCAAGTTCTGATTGTAAAGCTCTTGGAAGGGAATGTCTTTAGTTAGTTCAGGTTCTAATATCTTTAAAGCTAGAGAAGTGACACCAGCGCCTATCTCGTCTGCGAAGCCTAGAGCCTGCATATCTACAAAGGCTCTTGTAGCCATCATTAAATCTTCAAGGTCTTTTGGGTCATCTGCTTGACTGACTCTTGCGGCTCTTCTTCGCTGTCCTGCTCCCTGAAAACTCGTAGGAGAATCAGCCTCAGCAATAGCAAGCATTCCTTCTTCTACTGTTTTTTCAATCTGAGTCTCAAAATCTGTAGGGCCGTTTAGAAAGGGATTGTTAGCTAAAAGCTCTTCTCTTGTGAAAGAGGGCTTAGAAGAAAGAAAGGGATTGTTAGCTAAAAGCTCCTCTCTTGTGAAAGTAGGAGTCCTAGCTTCTGCTGTGTCCGTCACTATTCAAAACCTCGTGGTAAAAACCCAATCTCGGGGTCTACTCTTTCATCTCCGCCTGATAAGGAGATGGCTACGAATTGTTTAAACTGAGCCTTTAGAAACTCTATCTCTCTCTCCGATTGTGCTTTGGCTTCTGGGGACGACACAGAATTGTCTAAAAGAGCTTGTTGTTCTTTAATGTCTTGTTCTAGCTTCTTACTCATGTCATACCACTTTGTTCGGAACCCAGACCACTCTCCCTGTTGAATATCTCCAGAGAAATAAGCACGCCCATCATAGAACCTACTTTGTAGCTCCGCATCCTCTTCAGCAGCCACAGAAACCTTTTTAAGAGCCTCTAAGAATATAATCATTTGTCCTAAATTGGCGTTGTCTGCGGGGAACCCTCTTTTTACAATCTCAAGCTCCTTTTCTGTTGTCGAGCCGGGAGGCAGATTAGTGATTGCTTCAGAGTTAACTATCCTGTTGAATCTTTCTCTGACTAACCCATACTTCGTCCTTCCCCCTAAGAAGTTTTGAAGCGTTATAGATAAGTCGGTAACAAAACCACCCGTAGCATCATAAAGACCTTCACCACCCCTATAGTCGGCATACAGGTCTGTGTTATAAATGTTTTCCAGAACAGCAGAGGCCTCAGAAAAATTAGTTCTAGCTTCGGCTGATCGCTCATTAGTCGCTGTAAGCACCCTCTGAGCACTATCAGGTAGAGGGTCTCTAATAGGGAGGTATCTACTAGCATCTGTAAAAGACTGAACAGCTCCTGACGATAACCCCTGACTGAGATTCTCTAACACCGTAGGAGTGGCTCCTTGTCCTCTCATCTGTGATATGATAGCTTCTTGCTGTGCTAGAGGGAGAGGTGGTTTAGGAATACCTGCCCCAGCACCAGACCCTGAGTTTAGAGCTTTCTGTTTCTCATCTAAAGCGTTTATATAAATAGTTGAAGCTGTTTCATACCCTTCAGTAGAGCCTGATAGAGCTAGGTCGGCTGTTTCGTGTAAACCTAACGCTGTTAGTCCCGCTGCTAATTCTTGAGAAGTTTCTTTAAAGCTCTGAGCACTATTTAGCTCTGCTCTCTTTGTAGCTGCTATCTGTCTAATCTCCGTAGCCCTTGCAGACTCTCCCAAGCTATCTAGCTTCTGAGCCACTACAAGCATTGAATTAGGGTCTTCAGGGTCTAAGCCCTGCATAGCCTCTATAATATCCAGCTCTGTTTTCTTCTGTACAGCCATCTGCCTAATCTGCGTAGCCCTAGCAGTCTCACCAACAGCGTCGAGCTTCTGAGCCACTACAAGCATTGAATCAGGGTCTTCAGGGTCTAAGCCCTGTGTAGCTCCCGTTACCTTCTGCTGCTGACTCCGTATGTCTCCACCAGTGGCCTGTGTAATCCCCCTAGAAGCTGTATTACCTAGAGAGGCTGCAATGTTCATCAAGTTAGAGCCTCTATTGGGCTGTACAGACTGTGCAGGGTTTGCTATGTTTAATACTTCAAATAATCCAGCCATTATTGACCTCCTGCCAAGAGCTGTGCAAGCCAAGCGTTAGTGTCTTCACCTATATTGATGCCCATATCAGGGGCTAAGTTAGTTCCTGTAGAGCTACCGCCTCCTCCAAATAGCCCTGTCAGCCAATCTAAGGTGTTTGTAATCTGTGTGCCTCCAGAACCATCAGCGCCTTGTGGGGTAGACATATTCTGCAAAAGCTGACTGAGCAACGTAGCATTGAATTCTGTACCGAGCTGCTGTCCCTGCATAACACTCTCAGCACCAAAGCCAGCCAACTGCGCCGCCGTAGTCCCTGCTTGTTGCTGTAAGCCAGCGCCAATGTTAGCTATGTTAGTACCAGCACCTAAAGCATTCAGAGCTTGGTTCTGTGGAGCATAACCAGCAGTGAGGAAGTTACTACCCAACAATTGATTGCCTTGTTGCAGTTGTTGCTGAGCTTGTGACATGCCTATGCCTTGGTTAGCAAAACCACTGAGGTTGCTAAAGAGTTGCTGCTGCTCTCCTAGAGCCTGTGAACGTGCTGTGACAGCGTTATTAGCTTGTTGTTCTGCAATAGCCTTTTCCATAGCCAACGCTTCAGGGCTTCCTCCAAACTGTGCAGTCTGTAAGCCTAAGCGTCCCTGTCCTGCTAGTCGCTCTTCTAAGCCCAGCCTAGCTCTCTCAATCTCTGGAGCCTGTGCAGCATTCATAGCTGCTAATATGTCGTTAGAGGCTCCTGTGATGTCAGGATTGTATTGGCTGAGCGTGTCACCAAATAGGTTGTTAAACTGCTGTTGCTGTGCAGCTATTGTAGGGTCTGTGGCGTTAGCTCCACTAAGGAAGTCTGCTGCACTGGAAAGCCCTAGCTGTTGTAGCAAAGTCTCTTGAGGTGATAAGCCTATACCTACACCAGACTGTGAAGCATTGATAGTAGACGTAGGTGTCGTAACTGTGAACGGCTTAAACTGTAGATCACTACGGGCTTGATCACCAGCGGCCTGTAGAGTCTGCTGTTGCTGTAAAGCAGCTTGGTTAAGGTTGTCGGAAGTGTTCTGTCCCAATGCCAAAGTAGCACCAGTAGTCAGACCACCTCCTAGTATTTCTGATAATGTTGGCATTATGCTAACCTTCCAATAGTAGATTGTATATTAAGTTCTTGAAGCGAGAAAGGACTACCATCAATAGTGGCTTCCATTCCTATAGTGACGAGGGAGCCTGAGCCACCTGCGTTAGTTCTAGTGCGTGTAGGTCTTGCAGAGATTGAGTACTCTGCTACACCATACTCTGATACACCATACTCAGCGATAGTGTCTCCCACCAAGTTGAATGTTCTTGTTGTATAGTTTTCTTGATAGTCATAAGCCCACTTAAAAGCTCCTGAGATTAAAGAGCCTCCTATAAGCGTAGCACTAATGCTCTTCAACTGCTTAAGATTGTTAGGAGCACCAAAGGCTAAGGGATGTGAATAGTATCTAAGCACATAGTTAGCCCCTTCATCTGAGTAGCCGTCATACTGACAAATCCCTGAAGCAGTACCTATGTAGAGAGTACCATCATCAGCTCTACAAAAGCTCTCAATCGTCACAGAAGGCCACACAGTTGCTCTATAGCTGCCGTTCTCTAACAAGCCTCTAACATCGAAGCAGACAACCGTCTCAGCGTCTGTGAAGCTAATTAAGTAGAAAGCATTCTCAGGACTGTATATCGATTTAATGTAGCCAGTTTGTAGGTTGATTAAGTCTAGCATGTCGTTCCTAATGTTCTTAGAAACGTCAGTCATAGGAAGGCTTTCTTCCTGTATAGTTCGTCCTAGACTGCGTAGTCCTCCATTAGACAGAAACAGCAAGTCTACACCCACAGCCTGTACAGTGTCTCTACTAACACAGCCTACACTGTCTATAGTGTCCGCTAAGGCCATTGTAGAAGGACTGTCTGCTCCGTCATAGACTAATATACTATGCTTACCGAAGATGACAAGAGCGTTGTTGTGAGCTGCTAAGGCCACTACTTCGTCATAGCCTCTAGGCCATACAGATGTTAAGTCTAAGGAGCCTGAAGTGCCACCGTCCCAGTTAAGACCGTTAAGCAAATCACTCCAATAGATTGTATGTTTGTCTCCTGTGATGTCTGCTACCCATAGACGACCAAAGGCTGACAACACTTCATTACCTTCCTGCACAGTGCCTGAGTAGCCTGTAGCGCCTGTCATGGCCTCTACAGCCCCTGTGCCTGTACTGTACACTAAAGGCTCATGGTCTCTTTGGAAGAAGTAACACTTATCTGCTAAGCTAACAATCTTCCAGTCATCAGCAGTGATTGTGTAGGCTGCAGGGGTTTCATCGACAAGCGTAGTAGTGCCTGAAAGGATGAGGCTGTTTCCTGTGGAGAACACTGTGGTATTTGCAGCAGTGTCTGTGTATTCAAAGATGGAGACACAGCCTACACTAGAACCTAAACTAGCCCCTCCAGTGGTAAGAACATCAATGCCCTTCCTAGCTCCCAT